ATCTTTTATATATAAAATATATATATAAATATTGTATACTAGTTTATATATATAAAAAGTATATATAAATTATAGTTATATTAATTATAGGTATAGCTATTATTCTAGATTATAATGATTCTAATTAACAACCATACCGATGTGCCATGGGGGGGTGTGGGGGTATGTATATACTGCTTACACATTTTATAGAGATTGGAATGTAAACTAGTTAGAGTCGCCCTGCTACAAAGACCAGCTAACTATCTTGGCATATTGCTGGACTGACCCAGATACATATACAGAGATATATATGGTTCATCCCTGGAGGGGAGTTACCTAAGTATAACCACGATTCATGCAATTGTCAACGTCTACAGAAAATAAAGTTAATTATTGTTGTCAACTAGCTGTAAACTTGTTATACTAGATGTTATGAATACAAGTTTTCTACCATCATTAGATAATAAAAGAAAACTAACAGAACAACAACAAACCTTTCTTTCTAATCTTGCAACCACAGCTAAAGGAGATATAAACAAAGCTTTAAGTATTGCAGGGTATAAAGAAACGTCATACTACAATGTCATCAATAGTTTAAAAGATGAGATTATAGATGTCGCCACAAAGATTCTAGCTAAGTCAGCACCACAAGCTTCTCAGAAATTAGTAGAGATACTTAATAGTGATGACCCCATACCACAGGTAAATGCTAAACTTCAAGCAGCCCAGACCTTGTTAGACAGAGTGGGTGTTTCTAAAAGAGATAAGTTGGATGTTACCCATACTGCAACAAGTGGTATTTTTCTGTTACCTGAAAAGGGTAAACTAATTGATGGTGAAGCAGAAGACGTGGAGGTAATAGATGAAAAGAAATAGTTCAACCATACCTTTTGGTTATAAGTTAGATGTTGATGCAAAGACTTTAGTTCCAGTCGCTAAAGAAATAGAATCATTAAACGAAATGAAGGATGGAGTTAAGTCAGGTGCTTTTAGTTTAAGAGGAGCAGTAGATATTTTAGAACATCAAACAGGTCGCAAGTTATCGGCTATGGGTTTAAAGAAAATAATAGATAAAGATATACCTAACGATAAACCTAAAGGACTGTTAAGTAGAGATGTCAAGACAGTATAACTATAGCATAGCTCATAAAGCCAAGATGTTATCACGAAGAGCTGTAAAGGATAAAGAAAAAGAAATTAAAAAGCTACGCAAAAGCTTAGAAAATAAAACAACAAGACTTAAAGCAAAGAAAGAAGCTTTAACCATTGTACATAAAGCAGAGACTGATACTAAAAGTAAATCAGGAACTGTTATGGATGAAGGTCAATACAATGTATTACCTAAATCAGTAAAAGAATTATTAGAAAAAGAAAAAGAAAGAATAGTATTCAAACCTAATAATGGTCCTCAAACAGAATTCTTAGCTGCACCAGAGCAGGATGTTTTGTATGGAGGAGCAGCAGGTGGAGGTAAGTCCTACGCCATGCTAGTTGACCCATTACGTTTCATGCACATTAAAGAACATAGAGCTTTACTATTAAGAAAGTCTATGCCTGAATTAAGAGAACTAATTGACAAATCTAGAGAACTTTATCCTAAAGCTTTTATGGGCTGTAGGTTTAGAGAAGTTGAAAAGATTTGGAAATTTCCTTCAGGAGCAACATTGGAGTTCGGTTATCTGGACAGAGATGCTGATGTGTATAGATACCAAGGTCAATCCTATACGTGGATAGGTATAGACGAACTCACACAGTATCCAACAGAATTCCCACTCCAATATTTGCAGTCACGATTGAGAACAACTAATCAATTGATAAAATGCTACATTCGGTGCACAGCAAACCCTGGAGGAGTTGGAGGAAACTGGGTTAAGAAAAGGTATCTAGACCCAGCACCTCCTAACGAATCCTTTACTGGTAAGGATGAGATTACAAGAAAATTTATACCAGCAAGATTAGATGATAACCCATACTTAGCTGAAGATGGTAAGTATGAAAAGATGTTATCATCACTACCACCTATTCAAAGAAAACAATTACTTGATGGTAATTGGGATGTTTCTGAAGGAGCAGCTTTTGTTGAATTTGAATATGACAAACATTGTATTACTCCTTATAACTTACCTAAGCATTGGCTTAGAGTAAAAGGAATTGACTATGGTTATGCATCAGAGTCTGCAGTTGTTTGGGGATGTTTAGACCCAACAGATGAAACATTAATTATTTATAGAGAACTATATCAAAAAGGATTAACAGGAGAAGAGTTAGCTGTAAGAATTTTTGAATTTGAAAGAGAAGATAAACTATCTGTTAGTGGAGTATTAGATACTTCAGCATGGGCGAGGACTGGAACAACTGGTCCAACAGTAGGTGAAGCTTTAACAAAGGCAGGACACAAGCTTAGAAGAGCAGACAAGAACAGAATTCAGGGTAAGATACAAATACATGAGAGATTAAAATTAAATGCCAAAGGCAGACCAAGACTACAGATATTTAAAACTTGCCCAAACTTAATTAGAGAACTACAAGGAATACCCATTGATAAATTAAAACCAGAAGACGTGGATACGAAAGCATCAGACCATGCATATGATGCCTTAAGATATTTAATTATGTCTAGACCTAGAAGTATTACATCTTATGAAGAAATGCAACACCATAAAAGATGGACTCCATCTGACCCAACCTTTGGATACTAATGTATAAAATATTAATACTCGCTTACTTAATAGGACATGACCCTATAACAACACAACAAAACTTTGAAATGAAAGGATGGTTTAAAACAATGGAACAATGTCAAACCCATTTACTTGAACAACATCCTGACCAGACTTATAAAGTTACAAGAGAGTTTGTAACTGATTCAGAATTTAAATGGGATTGGTTAGTAGCTGGATGTACTAACGAAGAAACAGGAGAAAAGTATATGCTTTATCCTGATTACCCAAGAGGAAAACCTGATGAATTAGAAGGATTAACTTTTGAATTAAAAGATGTACTAATCTAATGCCTATCTATACTTTTATAAATAAATTAAATAATAAAAGATATGAAAAGATAATGACTTATGAAGAGCTTATTGAATATATCAAAGACCCAAATATTGAACAAGAATATAAGATGAATATATTTAGATACTCAGATAATAATGGTATTAAAGACCAAGAGATGAATTTTTTAAAAGACCCTAAAGTTCATGGTAATGGAAAGTTTGAACCTTATGGTAAAGTTAAGACAGCAGATGAGAATAAGATTTTTAAAGCTATAAGAAAGGAACAACATTTTGGGGAGGGTAATGCGAAAAAAGAAAGTAAGAACAAGACGAATCAAAGTTAAAAGACCCAATAAGATTAAAAGATTAATTCCTCTTAATGAAAAGATATTAGCTAATGATATTAGTAAATATCCTTATGTTGAAATAGAATGGCTTGATATTGAGGGTGATGATGGCTGGAATACTTTAAAGGTATTACGAGAAGAAAAGCTCCCTATTGCTGTATCTAAAGGTTATTTAGTAAGTCAAAAGAATGGAGTAACTAGAATATTCAGAGATTATATTAAAAGTAAAACCAAACCTGTTTTTGAAGATATTGGAAGTACAGTTATTATTCCTACATCTGTCATTATCTCTATTAAGAAGATTACGTTATACTAGGAGAAACAGTTGACAAAGTCGAATAATAAGTGTATTATTATACTTATTAATAAAGATTGATTAACAAAAAGGAATTTATGGTAGTTGATAATATGTTAGGTTCTTCTATGGAAGATGGAGAAGAAAAGCTAGAAGAATTATCTCCTTTAGTAATTGATGTTAATAGTAAATTTTCTGCAGTTACAGATAAAAGAAGTGATGATGAAGATAGATGGTTACAAGCTTATCATAACTATCGTGGAAAATATTATAAAAATATTCATTTTACTCAACACGAAAAATCAAGAGTCTTTGTAAAGATTACAAAAACAAAAGTACTCGCAGCTTATGGTCAAATCATAGATGTACTATTTGGTACAGGAAGATTTCCATTAACAATAGAAGAAACAATTGTACCTGAAGGCATAGAAGAATATGCTCACATGAATCCTATGAAGGATGAAATGGGTGTTAATCAAGTTGAACCTCAGATAGAAGGAAACCTAGAATACACATCAGGTCAACCTTCAGAACAACCACAATCAGATTTAGGTTTTCCAGGAGATGGAAATAAATTACCACCAGGAGCAACCTTCAATAGTTTAGGTGGTGTTCAATTAGGTGGACTAGAAGAAGAATTAGCAGAAGCAGAGTTATCACCAGGACCAGCTCCAGTTCCTGAGATGCCACAAATTAAACCTGCACAAGTTGCAGCAAGAAGATTACAAAAATTAATTGAAGACCAACTCGATGAATCAGATGCAAATGTTGCATTAAGAAGTGCAATCTTTGAATCTTGTTTATTAGGTACAGGAATTATTAAAGGACCTTTTACTTATAATAAAACTTTACATCAATATGTTGATGGAGGTAATGGAAGAGAATATAATCCATTAGAAGTTAAAGTTCCTAAAGTAGAATTTGTAAGCATATGGGATTTCTACCCAGACCCTAATGCTAGAACAATGGAAGAGTGTGAATATGTTATTCAAAGACATAGATTAAACAGACACCAATTTAAAGATTTATTAAATAGACCTCACTTTAATAAAGAAGCTATTTATCAATGTTTAGAAATGGGTCCAAGCTATGATAGAAAAACTTGGGAAACACAAATTGATTCAGAAAATAATACGTCTGGAGATTTAGAAAAAAATAGATACGAAGTTTTAGAATATTGGGGAACGATTGATGCTATATCTGCTAGACAACATGGATTAAGTATTGATGAAGAAATTGAAGATTACATGGAAGTTCAAATTAATATGTGGACTTCTAATGGAAAAATAATTAGATTAGTAGAAAATCCATTTACACCTTTTAGAATACCTTATCATTCTTTTTCTTATGAAAAGAATCCATACCAATTCTTTGGTATAGGTGTTCCAGAAAATATGGATGATGCTCAAGCAATTATGAATGGTCATGCAAGAATGGCAATTGATAATTTAGCATTAGCAGGTAACTTAGTTTTTGATATTGATGAATCAGCTTTAGTTCAAAATCAAAACATGGAAGTTTACCCAGGAAAAATTTTTAAAAGACAAGCTGGAGTTCCAGGTCAAGCAATTTATGGAATTAAGTTTCCAAATACTGCTACAGAAAATATGCAGATGTTTGATAAGTTTAGACAACTTGCAGATGAATCAACAGGAATACCATCATACTCACATGGACAAACAGGAGTAACAGGTATGACTAGAACAGCATCAGGTATGTCAATGCTTATGGGTGCTGCATCTTTAAATATTAAAACAGTCATTAAAAATATTGATGACCATTTAATCAAACCTTTAGGACAATCTATGTTCCAATGGAATATGCAATTCTATGAAGGTCAATTACCAATACTAGGTGATTTAGAAATAAAAGCAACAGGTAGTTCTTCTTTAATGAGAAAAGAAGTTAGGTCTCAAAGATTAACTATGTTCTTGCAAACAATTCAAAATCCATCTATTGCTCCATTTGTTAAAATATCAGAAGTTATAAAAGAGTTAGCATACTCTTTAGATTTAGACCCTGATGAAATAATCAATTCTAAAGATGAAGCAGAAATATATGCTAAAATTATAGGATACCAAAATGCTCAACAAGCAAACAGCCAAGAAGCTCCTATCCCTGGTCAACAGCCAGGAATGGAACAACCTGGTGGAACACCTGAACAGGGTGCAGGACCAAACAACACAGGAAATGGCGAGGGGATTGACACAGCAAGTAATCCACCAATGCCAGGGGAGATGGCTTTTTCTGGACAAACTGAAGAATCTGCCCAATCAAGTTAGAGAAATTTTAAAAGATAGTGTTGACTAAATAGTTTTTAAATGCTATACTAATGATTAAGGAATAGAAATGAAAAGAAAACCAATCAATATGGCTACAGGTGGACTTATGTCTATGCCACCTTACATTAAATCTAAAGATAAATCAGATGAAGGTATTACACCTTATGATATTAGTACTCCTGAATCAGCAAGAAAAGGATTACCTTCTAGACTATTAAGTAAATCAAGAACAAGATTTTCTAAAGGTCAAGTAGCTAAAAAAGAAGCAGTACCTATATGGGATGAAGATGATTGGGATGATATGAATGCACCTGAAGAAAAACCATTAAAGGTAGCTAAATTAAATATTAAAGAAAAAGGTCTTTATAAAACATTAAAAGGAATGGAAGCATCAGACGTTCTTGATGAAAAAGGAAAAAAGATTTTAAAAAAATTAGAACAAAAGAAAAATCAAAAAGCTCTTGGTGGTTATATGGATGAGAATGATATAGCAGAACAAACACCACTTGCTTTAAATATTGGTGGAGCAGTCGGAAGACCAGAAGAAAGAAAAGATTATAAAGCTTATGCAGAAGGTGATTTAGTAGACGAAGAAATTGTTGAAGATGATATTGTTGAAGATGATATTGTTGAAGATGAAGTAGTTGATGAATCTTTAATGGCTCCAATAGGATTAGAAGATTCTTTAATTGGAGATGAAATTGCTACTGATGAATTTGCAGAAGAAGATATAATAGATGATGATGAAGCAGATTCAGTATTAGATACATCTATGTTATCAGAAGAAGAAGAAATAGTATTGGATGAAGCAGTAGAAATGCATCCAGAGTTAGAAGCAATTATACCAAAAATAGTTGCATCAGAATTTACAGAAGATGAATTAGTAGAAGGACCAGGAGATGGAACTTCAGATTCAATTCCAGCGATGTTATCAGATGGAGAATTTGTATTTACAGCTAAAGCAGTAAAAAGTTTAGGTGTTGACAAATTAAGAAAGATGATGGCTCAAGCAGAAGAAGCTTATGATGCTGGAGAAGTAAACCAAGAAGAACCTGTATTAGATACAGAAGAATCTTTATTGGTATAACAAAATTGTTAGAGTGGTACTCTAAGAATAAACAAGCTACCTTTTAGAAATAGAAGCCCTTGTAGCTTTGTTTTCAATCAAAAACCAATTTTTAGCTACCTTCACAGTTAAGAAGCCCTAAAGGAGGACACATGAAAGAAGACGAAGGAAAAACTAAGGAAGTCGAAGCGAATCCCTATAACCAAAAAAAGTCATGGCATACAGATGATGTAATGCCACAAACTTTTGTAGGTGCAGATAGTGGACCAGCGGATGCCAACACCGAACCTGTTAGACAGGGATTAAAATTTGCTACTGATACTAAACCTATCAACCCAAATTTAGACCAAGAAACAGATGCGGCTACTTCGGATAAGTCTTTACAGGAATCAGCACTTAGTGTTAATTCTAAACCTTATTCAAAAGTTGACTACAAAAAACGATACGATGACCTAAAGCGTTATTATGACAGGAAATTAGGTGACTGGAATACTAAAGAAGGAGACCTTAAAGCACAGCTTCAAGCGAACCGACCTAAGTACACACCACCAAAATCTAAAGAAGAGTTAGACTCTTTTAAGAAAGATTATCCTGACATTTATGGTGTGGTGGAAACTGTATCGCACTTGCAATCTCAAAATGAGATGCAAAGTTTACAAGACGAAGTTGGCTCTTTGAAGAAAGCTAATATAGCTTTAGCTCAAAGAGAAGCCCAATTAGAGTTATCGAAAATTCATCCAGACTTTAATGAAATTAAAGAATCAGATGACTTCCATAACTGGGCAGACTCACAACCCATGGAAATTAAATCATGGATTTATGAGAACAACAAGAATGGTAAACTTGCAGCAAGAGCAGTCGACCTGTATAAGAAAGACCGAGGACTTGTATTAGATAAAAAAACTACTATTGGAAAGCACTCAAAGAATGAAGGTGCTGATTTGTTAGTTAAAACTAAAGAACAAATTGGACAACCAACAGACCAACAAGTGATTTTCAAAAAATCAGATATTAATAAAATGTCTGAGAACGAGTTTATGAAATATGAGAAAGATATTTTAATAGCTCAAAGAGAAGGTAGAGTTGTCGAAGGATAATTTTATTTTTTCATTTTTATCAACAAGTAACAAATAAGGAAATAAAAAATGGCACATTTCGCAGGTGCTAGTACACTCAACTTCGGTGGAGCTGTACCAGCAGGAACACAAGCTAATCAGTTTTGGGTTCCAGAAATATATAGTAAAAAAGTACAACTTGCTCTTAGAAAAGCTTCTACAGTAGAAGCTATCTGTAATACAGATTACATGGGTGAGATTAAAAGCTTTGGCGATACAGTTAATATCGTTAAAGAACCAGAAATGGCAGTTGCAGCATATACTAGAG